TTTGCCCTGTGTATATTTCTAACATACGTTCAAAAGCGTCATACAATCTTATACCTTTAAATTCTGTAGGCTGAAATGTGCTGTTTTGTTCTAATTTTATATTGAAATTATAGTCGTAGATGTCTATTGAAACTTCCTTTTTTTGCCCTTCTTCATATACAACTGGAAATAAAGTATAGATTATGCCTTGGTTTCTAGTTAAATTTATATTTAACGGTGATAAATTACCAGTTGTACCTTGTGTTCTAGAATCATTAGTAGCGGATGTTATATCTGGTGTCCCACCTAAACCATCAAATATTCTTATTACTTGATTTCTTTGAAACACCCATTGACTATCAATAAACTCAAAAACAGCATATCCTAAAGCTAGTTTATAATTGTTATCCCATGAATTTTGGTTATTACTAGTTTGACGAAGTGTTCTAATATTATGCCTAAAGGAATAAGAGGACTTAAGCCTAAATGTTATGGAATCTAACTCAGTGTTTATAAAAAATAAACTTGAAGCTGTAACTTTTTCAGCTTCAAAAGCATTAATTGAATCGCCAAGAAAAACTGCCAAATCTCCATTAACATTGTTTAACCGCAACCCTTGGCTTTCAAATTGTTTTTTAAAATTAAAAGGAAATCCCGTTATAAAGTTACCTAAAAGATCATATATTCTTATATTGTCTTCATCATTTTTAACCTCAGTTTTATTTTCTAAGAATATCCTTCTACCCTCCCAGTAAATAGTATCGTAAACTAAAGTACTTATATTATTACCATTTATATCTGTTTTTCTTTGTAATTCGTAAGCTTCATCGAATTGGCTCTCTATAAGACTTTGTAAACCTCCAGTAAGAAATTGAATACTTACTTTCTCATCATTTAAAATATAAGTTTTCATGTCTAAATTACCCCTATAGTCTAGCTCGTAACTTTCTTCTAATGTCTCAATAACAAATCTCTCTAAAACTACATCTACTTCTGTACCAAAACCATCGTAAATGCTTTGTAATAATTGCCTTCCGTCCTTTACAAAAATTAAGTTATTAGAAAGTTGAGTAATTACACCCCAATTTTCTGTATTTCTAACCAAGGTTTTCCCATCTTCATTCCAATTTTCTGGCTCGAATTTTAACAAAACCCTACCTATTGACTCTGAAATTAGATAATATCTTACTTGTGGGTAATTCATTTACCTTTGTATTTTAATAGTTTTAATTGTTGTCCCATATCAAATGTCACGCTATTTTTATTTATAAAGTTAGCATTTCTTAACGATCCTATAATGTCTTTTTTAAGTCTTGAATTCTCATTACGCATTGCGTTAATTTGGTTTTGCGTATCACTACTAGGACTCATCTTATTTGCATTCATTGTAATTGAATCAAGTATTGCAGTTCTAGCAATAGAATGATTAAGCGAAGGTATTACACTATCTCCCTTGTCTAAGTGCATAGTTGTAGGCTTATCTGGTGAAATGCCTTTAAGGCTTCCGTCTTTGCCTAGAATTGCCTCTTCCTTATGTCCATCTCCAAGTATAGCATATTCTTCCTTACCGCCTTTTCTTCCCTTCTTATATTCTGGCATTGGTCTACTTGCTACTATTGCAGCTTGTGCTGCTCCTATTGCTGCAACTGCTGCGGCTGGCAAAACACCAGCAGGAAAACCAAGCGTTGCAAACGTCTTTGCTATTGCTACGGCCGTACTAACTGCAATTTCAAATAATGCTCCTTTTCTTTGTTGCTCTATTCTTTTTTGTTCTAAAGCCCTTCTTTTAGTTTCTTGCTCTTCTCTTAGTAGGTTTTGCTGCTCTGTATCGCCTTGAGCAGCTTCAATTAAACGAGCATACTTTCTATCGTTTGCTTGAATTTCATTATTTATTCTTATTAGTTCATCTTGTGCTAATGTTCTTCCAATTCCAGTAAGTATAGTTCCAGTTGCTTCTGCTCCTGCAATTATCTTATCAGACATCTCAGCGTTCTTATCTGTAATAACATCAAAACTTTTTTCAAGAATACTTGTATCTATGTTTAGTAAATCTCCTAAACCTTTTAATTGGTCAAAAATTATATCCTTAGCCGCTAACTTGTCCAGCAAGTCAATCAGTTTTTGTGTATTTTCTTGACCTTCTTTTGTATTTTCGTTAAATTTTTCTAATCCTAAATTAGTAGAATCAAATGGATCTCCTGTTTGCATATCAACCGCCCCACGTGTCTCAATCTGGTTAACCGTTGTTTGGTCTTCCATTCCCATTAACTCACGATTAAGATCGAGTAAACTGTCTTTAGCCTTGTCTATTTGGGTTTGGTATTTAAGCCATTCTTTCCTAGTTGTTGCGGTTTCTTTTTGTTGTTTTTCTAATCCTGATATTATATCTTCAAAGAATTTAACAGTACCTTCTAAAACCTTATTTAAAACGTCTTTACTTTCCGAATTTTCTTCTGTTGCTTCTGTGTTTTTATCTAATTCCTGCGTATTACCTAATAATACATTTGTAGTCGCTTCTATAATTGCTTTGTTTTCTACATAACGCATATTAATCTCATCTAATTCTTTTTGCAATTTTTCAGAACCTATACCAGGTAATAACTCAAATTTAGAAGCTTCTTTTATTTTATTAAGTTCATTTGTTATTCTAGTTGAATCTCGGATTAAATCTAAATTAGCTTGTATTGCTAATTCTTGTTCTATTTTTGCAAAATCTTTAGCTGCATCTCCTAACCCAATGTATCTTTTTTCTCTTTCTGCTAGTATTTCATCAAACCTTGCAAATCTTTTATCTTGATCTGAAGTTGCAAGAGCATCAAGAACACCTATAACTGCTGCGGCCATAGAAACTAAACCTCTTACAGTTTCAGCTATTGGCCCATTACCATTATCTAATTTTAAAATAAAACTTTCGTAATTGGAATTTAATATTGCTAATTCTGCATCTAAAGCCTTTAACTGCTCATTTATAAGTGCTTCTAATGACCCTCCTGCGTTTTCAAATGCTTTTGTATATTCATTTGTTTTCTCGATGTTATCCGCTAAAATAATACCCAATGTAAAACTTTCTACGCCAAAGAGTTCTGTAGCAGTTCCAAGCCTGTCTGTAGAGTTATTAATTTCTATTAATGCCTCATCTAAACTTATACCTTGCTTATTTAATCTTGCAAAAGAAGAACTCATTAATCGACCAGCTCTTGCTGCTTTTATTGAGTTATCATTAAGTGTACCTAGTATAGCTGCGGTTCGTTCAAAAGATAATCCAAGTACATTTGCTGTCGGTGCTAAAAAGCCTAAAGCATCTTTTATTCGTTCAAAATCTAAAGCTGTAGAAGTTCTAACTTTTGCGATAATATCTGCATATTCTTGACCACTTGAAGCAGATTTGTTAAATGCGTTTAAAGTTTGTACAAGCAACTCACCAGCTTGTGCGCCTGTAGTTTGTAGAGCTATACCTAAATTATTAACAGGCCTTAGTAATAATCTAACTTCGTCTTTTGTTTTACCTAATGTTATAAGTGATGTGGCTAGGTCTGCAACTTCATTAGATGTTTTTACAGATACCCCAGCAACATTAATAATGTCAGTTTCTAATGTCCTAAGCTCTTTACGAGTTTCGCCTAAAATACCAGCTAGATTTTGCATTGACTTATCAAAGTCTCTTATACGCTTAAAAGCATCACGAAACACTGTAACTGCAAGAAACGCACCGCCCATAAGACCAAGGGCGGCTGTCATTGAACGAACTGCGCCCATTGCACCACCTAACCCTTTTCTATAATTACCTACACTCCTTTGAAATTTACCTGCGCTTTCATCAGTTCTTTTTAAGGCTGCATCTTTACGATTTATGGCTGCGGTTGTTCTTTTTAGTGCAGCAGCTTCTTTTGCGCTTAACTTATTACCAAGTTGTTGCTTAAGCATTAAATCTTGCTGAACTCTTATTAATTGAGTTAGTTTTATTTGTTGCTTTTGATATTCACTAGCAAGTCGTGAACTTAATATAGCAGCTTCTTTAGTTCTTTTATTAGCTTCCCTATTCTCAAATCTTAATCTTGCAACTCCTTGTGCTTGTATTCCTGTGGCTTTAGAAAGTTTAGCCTTTTCCCTTGCAAGTGTTTGAGATAGTCTTTTTGCTTCCTTTTGTTCTGCGTTTAGTCCTGCTGTAGCTTTACGGGTTCTGTTTATTTGCTTAGTAGCAGCACTAGGTACTTTAACGCTCTTAAATGCCTTATTTATTGTATTAACCTCGGTAGCAACTATGTTTAATTTCTTAATTAGTTTGTCAATGTCTTTTTTTGCTTTCTCTGATAATACTTCTATAAATTCAGCCATTTATTTTTTCTTCTTTGACTCGTTAATCTTATTTATCATTTGCTTTTCGTATGCTAAAAATTTAGCAATACTTATATCCTCACTTATTGCAAATCCCATTATATTTTCAAAGGCTACAATGGTTTGCGTAAAGTCAAAACTCACTTTCTTATCCTCTGAATTATCTTTGGATATTTCAATAAGGTTTTCAGTTACGTTTATGGTTCTTTTAATCGTTGCTAGTGCTTCTTTAGGCTTAGATAGGTCTATCTTTATCCCTGTGAGTTCTAAAGCGTTCTCAACCTCTAATATGTGCCTACCGTTTAACGGTATTTCGTCTATAACGGTGTAAGCATAATTTAAAAATGCTAATTTGTGCTTAAGACCTTCAATTCTTACCGCGCCTTTAATCTTTGATAAACTGTTTTGGTCATTTCTTTGCTCAAAGAATTCATCATATAACTGCTCAAATAGTTCTTTATGATTATCTACACCCAAATATTTAGTTTCTCCACTCTCTAGAGCTTTGAAAAAATCCTTTGCTTTGTGTTCTGTGAGTATCATAATCCTGAGATTTGCTTTAATCTTTTTACTAACTTATCCCTATAATCTGTCTTTTGTAATTCTAGGAAAGTCTCTTTGTTTAATCCAAATATTCTTTTGCCATATTTGCCGCCTAACATACTTGTCTTTTCGTCCTGGCTATCAAATATAAACTTTGAATTGCCTAAAGACTTTTGAAATAATTGATTTACAAATGCGCCTGTGAAAATTAAGTCAACTTGGCCACCTGCCTTTGGATTTTTGCTTTGTTTAAATGCCTTATACGATTCGCTTCTATAAGCTGGACTTATTGCACTTCCATCTGGATTTAAACCGCTTTCAAATTCATCCCTCTTTAGATTCCTTATTTTGGTGTCCGTCAAAACTATCATCTCCACTTCCTTTTGTAAAAGATTTAACTTGCTTACTTTGTTTAGCCTTTTTTTCAACTCCTTTGCGCTTGGCATACTGTATATTTTTTAGCTCTTTGTCAAAGTTAATTTGTAATGGCATCTTACTCTTAAGAAATACCTTTTGTTCTTGTCTCGTTAGGCCTTCAAAATCTTTAAAGCCTTTATCTGAAAAACTTACTTTACCTACTTCCATAATTTACAATAAAAAAGGCGGCGTATTAGACCGCCTTATGTTAATAAAATTGTGTTTTAACACGCTTACTTTAAATTAATCTAAAACAATCCAATCATTAGACATTGCATCTACTGTTGAAGGCGACCAACTTGTAACAATATTACTTAAACCTACTAATGCAAGTTGATTTTCGTAATAGATTGCATCAATTTGCTCATTGCTTTCTTCAGTAAAAGTCCATGCAAAATAATCTTTAACGGATTGAGGTAATGAAGTCATCTTAGGTACAATATTAGCAGGGACTTGAGAAGGAACTTGTATAAATATAAATTTTGCTTCTTTATGCCATTCAGTTCTGCGAACACGTTTACCATCATTTAATGCACTAATTGCTTGTCCGAAATTCACAACCTTTAATCCTGTGCCTACTGTTTCATTTGCTACTTCCATTTTATAATTACTTTATTAGATTAATAAAAACTTAACTATTAAGATACAGTTCCAACTGCTGAAATTCCATTATAAAGTTGATCTTCAACAACCGCAACATTTAAGCTTTCATCACTATCATATAGCTCTATTTGAACTGTATCTGTAGATGATAGAGTAGTTGTAGTCACAAATACATATTTGTTAGTTACATCGCTATAAGTTACGGATGCTGGTGCTTCTGCTGCCCCTTCGATTATGATTCTGAAATTAGAAGCCAATAAACCTTTAATGTTAAAAGCTGAATTGGTTTCTGCTACTATGGACGCGTTCAATGCAGTTCCTACGGATGGCGTTTCTAAAGTAATAACTGAATCAATAATAGAAGGCAAATCTTCACCTACATTAAAACCTAAAGTTTCATTAGTGATTATTTGACCTCTAAGATTAAATTCGTTTTCATCTTGTAGCTGAATACCAACTGTTACTTGCTCTCCATTAGTTCCATCGTTGAAACTAAATGTAGATGCGTTTTGCATTCCTAATTTGAATCCACTTATTGTATCTCCTGCTAATGATTCTACTACAAGTATAGCATTTTCAAATACTAGAATTACATCTCCATTAGCATAGCTGTTGTAACTAGATGCTATCTTATGGAATGGGTAGCCCTTCCAGTAAGTAAAGTCCATCATTGGCTTACCGTTTCTAATGGTTCTTAACAATCCGTTAGCCGATTCCTGTGTGGTTGCTTCTGCTGTGTTACTAGCAAAGTCAGCAGCTCCAATAAAGGGAACAAAGTTCATCTTTTGTACTTCCTTAACAAAGTACTCCTTGTCTAGTGTTCCTGAGGATATTACTTCGCTCCAACTTCTATTGGTACGAATAAATCCTCTTGGGAATCCTAGCTCTACAATACAAGCCGCTAGGCCTGTGCCTTTCTTGTCATCTAAGCAAGATTTGGCGTTTAAATCTATCATTTTTTTGTATTTTTAATTAACATATTTTTTTAATCCTTGCATCAAATTCTAAAATAATTACATCCCAATAATCTAAAGCGGTTCTCTTTTGTGGATCATTTCTACTTCCTAAGTCGGTTCTGTGGTAATTGTGCAACTTTTGAATCTTAAACTCACTAGATGATACATCTATAAATCTAAATTCATTTATTGTTTTAACTACCTTATTGCAAAGCGGTACAAGTACCTTTTTATAGGTTTCTTCATTCCGCTTGTCATTGAACCATTCCTTTTGGCTAGATGTGGCTAAAATTAATCTCAATGTAGTATTTTTTTCTTTTTTGTAAATACTTTCTAGATTAGCTCCTTCGATTGGCATTACTAGCCAAACTATAGGATATTTAACCGCATTAGCTGAAAAGACCTTAATTAGTTCCATTTCTGAACCATAATGATAAAGGCCAATGTCACTTGAAGTAATTAAAGGTTTTAACCCATCTTCTAGTATTAATTCGGCTTCAATCATATCCCTAAACTGTTTAGATTCTCATAAAACTTAAAGTATTCTGTACTAAAACCTGCGTTTTCTGAAATAAAATCATACAAAGTCTTTTCATCCCTGGATAAATAATACCGGTAATAATAATCCCTTGACTTCCTTAACTCATACATACGTCTCCATGCTTGCACGTACTTATTAGTACTTGATATAATTTGAGCTTTTTCTGCTTGGTCTACTGTGTTTCCTAGCTGTGTTAGCCTTGTTTCTGTTTCCCTCACATAGTTAGAATAAACGTAGTCGGCCACCATAGATTGCTTAACTCCTGCAACCTCATAGCGTAACCCTCTCCATTTTATACTTGCATCACCATTTATCAAGTCCTTATATTTCTGATCAGCACTAGTCTTTACAGTACCATCTGTATTTAATTGTTCTAGAATTGTTTTTGCTTCGTAGAACCCAAAAGCATCTGATAAAAAAGATATTTCATATTCTGCAATAGTCAATAACAAGGCCGCATTATTGTTAATGGTTTGCCCTGCTAATCCATTCTCATCTTCTTGAGATATGTTAGGAATAAATCGACTCCCTTTGTAATATGAAATATCTGTTATCATTTACTCTTTTTTTTTCTTGTTTGCTTTGGTTCTATAGGTTCAATACTTTTAACCAATCTTTTAGCAACCTTCTTGCCTAAACAAATGTGTGCTAAATCTCGGCTTAAAGTAACTTCGCTATCTTTCTTATGGACAGCGAAGTCCTCTGTGAATACTATCTTAATATCCCCTTTGCCCATGATCTATACTGGATCTGAAGCAAGTGTTACTAAGTCAGCTGCAATTCCTGTAGACTTTAAGAATCCAGTTCTATCAACAACTCGGATTAAAAATAATAGTCTAGCTCTCGCTTTGATTGTTTTAAGGTCTGCTGTATATTGAGAACCGACTAAACCTTCTGAAAGTGTGATACCTCCCATTTCATAGATTCTACCGAAACGTCCTTCACCAACTACTAAAGTGTCATCTGCAAGGTTATTATCTTCAACGATGTCTAAACCTGCAATTTGACCAGTATTTAAGTCAAATATATAGTTGTTGTTTGCATCTTTCTTTAAGATATAACTATCAATTACATCTGAATTGGCCGCAACAAAGTTAGGTGCATATTTAGAACCTCTAGGCTTAACGATTGCAGTTCTCATTTTACGAACTAAATCCTTAATGTTCGCATCTTGAATACTAGAAGCTACTGCTGTATAAGCTGGGGACTGATTAAATAAACCATCTAAGGTATTGCTTGTGCCATCTCCTGTTGCAATTTGTGAATCAATTACCGTTTTAACGTTAACATCCAGGAAGTTGTTAAGCTCGGCTGCTGCCAATACTTCATCTTCTCCAAATTCTTCCGTTACTGGTAAAGTATCACCAATCTTTTTAAGCTTAGCTGAATATTCTTTATAAGCTGCTGTACTTTCTGGAAACGTTCCACCTTCTGCTACTGCGGCTGCTGCTCTAGTAATACTATCTTCATCCCAGTCAATGTAGGAAATTGTACCGTTGTGATTTCCCATTCCTACAGGAAACTTACTAAAGTAGTCATACAATGCTCTACGCTTTACACCTAATTGACCGATTGTACCAAGTCTTACCGATTCGGTGTTATCTACAATAGATGCACGTGTTACGTTAGCCTTAAGTTGTACTTCATTTTTCAAGCCATTAAGGATGCCTTTAATTTCTTCTCGCTTTTCCTTAATCTCTTTTACGAGCGGATTTTTTCCATCTGGTTTAGAGTCTGCATTGTCTTTAAGCTCCTTAATGCTTTCCTTCATTTCAACGATAAGATCGTTAAGCTTTTGAACTGATTCTTTATCAGCCAAATCTTTCTCTAGCAAATCATTTAACGCTTTAGCGTCTAGCTTTCCTAAAGCTTCTTTGAATGTATCCATATCCTCCTTACTGGCCTGCTTTACTTTGGCCGCTAAGTCGTTAATGATTACTTCTTTTTCTTCTACTGTCATTTCTGCCATTACTTTTGTTTTTAAATTAAACTTACTTTACTGAGCATTTCGTGTATGCTCTTTTGTTGAGTGCCTTTTGGCGGCTCGTCTAAAGAAGTGTCATTATTAACGGCTTCTCTTATTTTTGTTGGCGTTGCATCATTACTTCCGAATAAAACTGCGCTGCCTTCTAATATTATTTTAAGTTCCATTATAGCAAAGAAATACCCATCCTTATCGATTTGTTCTTTGTTTGCTATCTTTGGATATACTTTTAAATATGTTTTATATTCCTCTTTTAGTTCTTCATCCTCAGAATTAACGGCCATTTCTATTTTAAGATATTGCATCCTTATAGAATTTTGAAGGCTTTCTCCTGAATCGATTAACTGCTTAAATTTCTTATGTACTATTTTAGTTTTCTCTATTTTAAATATAAAGGCTTCTGTTTTACCTTCAAACTCTTTTCCTAAATCCTTCCAGTCTAATTTAATTAAAACTATTTCAACATTTTTAGGCGTTGCAATAATATTATCTACTTTCAATTCATGGTCAGCTACATAATAAACTTTCCTGTTTTGCTCCTTAGCTGTTTTTGTCATTGAACCGTCCATGTGAACGTCTTTATGACTATCAATGAAGTTTGTATTACTTATAACAGCATATATGAAATCATCATCCATATCTGGAATTCCCTTAATAGCTCCTGTTTTTTTGTTATAGAACCCTAGTAAGTTATCTTCAGATGTTTTTATAGTAGCCTTTTTTTCGTCTATAATCATACTTTTGTTAGCTTTTAATTCAGCAAACATCAGTTCCTTACTTTCAAATTCCTTATTTAATTCTTTGCAAAACATATATTTTACTTTTGTATTACTGATTGCATCTTTAACTTTCTAATCTTTTTTAATAATACTGTCTTTTCCTTACTACTGGTTGCCTTGTCCACTTGAGCCTGTAGCTTGTGTATTTGATCCTTCATAATTAATTTCGTTTTTAAAGTTATAACCTAACTGTAAAGCTGCATCTTCTGCACTTACACCAGCTTGCAATAGATTAAGCAAAGCTTCTGATTTTCTCTTTTCGCTTTCTTCTTTTTGCATTCTACTGAAATAATTAAATGGCAAATGCGACCAGTCCATAGTTGCCTCACCCTTAAAATTAAATCTTAACATTATTTCATCTACAAAATCCTCTCCCTTTGGACTCATTACATAATCAACGTGATTACCTCTGGCCTTTTCCTGGTTTTCATAAGTAGAACCTTCACTAACATTTGCTTCGATTACGTCTTTAGGTATGCCATAAATGCGACCAATCTTAAAAGCATCCTGCATATAAGCATCATCTAGCTTAAGCTTATTCATGTCTTCAACAAAACGCTTAATGTCAATCATTGATTTAATGGCGGTAACTGGCTTATTTCGCATTGTCTTTTGCTCAATGTCTTTCTTCTCACCTTCGCCCATCATAGGGTTGTCAAGGTCGTTCTCGCCTACCTTACCAGCTACCATGTACTTTCCAGAAAATAATAAGTTTGTGTTTTTTGAATCTAATGCAAGCTCTGAATTAGATAAAACCTTATAAAGAGCATCTATAACACTAGATCCTTTTTGCCATTGACTTGTAGAAGATGTTAAATCTGTGAAGTGTATTAGTTTATTAAATACGATACTAGTTTCGTCTCCGTTATCGTACTTATATTTAATTTTGTTATCCTTAAACTTGTCAGCGTTAACTTTAGATAAGAATAGTTTATCCCCTTGCTCATTCATTTCCTTTGGAAACTTCATCTTTGAAGGATTAAGAAAATAAAGAATGTTGTTTTCTGCTGTAGCAAAGCTCTCAGCGAATAGATAAGCGTTACCCATCATTAACCAAAACATATAATCCCACTTAAGTTGGCGGGTTGTTTGAAATGGATTAGGCTGTGATAGTAATTGATTGAGTGGATGATTTGGTATAGTCTCGTTTTTTTCATCTTTGACTAATATTTTACCCAACGAAAAAAGATCACAGTTCATTTTAACTATTGTTAAGAATGCTGGATTGTTAAGGATAACCTTTAGTTTGGCCGCTTCTTCTTTGTAATCGTTGTAAGCTGTGTTTGGTGTGTAAGGCATGAAGTCTAAGCCTCTTACCCTATCTATTGAAGTATCTTGTCGGTAAAGCCTTGAAAATCGGTTACCAAAGAAAGAATCTAATATACTAATCTTCTGTATTTACAGGCATGCTCCCGAATTTGTTTAAACAATGCTTGCAAGTTACACTTTTATTTATTATGTAGGTCTTTTATTTTAATTCCTTAGGCGTTATCTTATAAGCCACCAAATCTTTGTATTCAATTATCTGATGGCATCCTCTGCATTGTGCTTGGCCTGTGGTTTGTTCTACCTTGGTTGATTTATTGCAGTAAGTGCAGTTTACTTTCATTTACTTACGATTAATAGAGTCGAGCAACTTTGCAAAGACTCCAAGGATTAAAGATAAGCCTATATTCTGTATTAATTCAGTCGATACAAGTAATAAGCATA